GTAGGGCCTATTAAACTCAGATGAGAACAAGAAACAGGACAACAGTACTATCCACCATTCCGGCGACCTCAGCCCAGCTAGTCAGCTGGACGAGTACGTCGTGTGGTGGAGGTGTCGGAGTATCCTCCGCTACGCTAGGAGCTCAGCCTCTTAAAATCACGAAATGTCGTGAGGAGACTATGAGCGATGAGCTAGGTAGAGGAAAATCCAATAACGTCAAGCATCGAAAGATGCTTTGGTCACTAGATCACACGGGGTTAAACCCGTGGGGTGATAGTTCCGGTGCAGGCAAGGTTGACTATACAAGTCAGGCTTTTCGTGATTATGTAAATCACTATTACCTAAACTTGCTTCGTCAGAGTGTCGGTGTGTGGGACATGAGTTCCACGATGACCGGCGTGCCTACAGGATGGACTGTTGATGAATCGGCTATTAATGAGAGCCAGGTTATTGAAAACCTGTTCGCGGCCTCTCGTCAGCTTAAGGCTGACTTGCTGTTGAATGTGGTGGAAGGTAACCAAATCTTCCCTGCGGTTAAGTCGATCGCTAGCTACTTCCCAGAAATGGGTAGAAGCTGGTTTAGACTCCGCAAGGTTCTCGCTCGTTCCTCAGGTGCCTTCTTGGCGTGGAAGTTTGGTATTGGACCAATAATCCAAGACTTGACGTCTATTGCTAAGTATGCACCAGACATGGGGAATCAGTTCAAGCGATTCGCGAATAAGGAGAAGCAACGGTTTTCGAAGGTTATCCCTTTGGACGCTACCTTCTCTTTGCCCAATACGGTCAGTTATGCGGCGAACGGTAATCCGTTCGAACGCAAGACTTACCAGGGGCGACAGCTCGGAAGAGCTGAAGTTCGTTACGTTCTTGTTGTGCAGCCCAATGTGCCGGCGAAGACCGACTTCTTTAAGAAGTTGAACTTCATCTGCGCGAGATTCACTACCTCACCTGCCAGTTTGGCTTGGGAACTTGTTCCCTTTTCATTCATGGTGGATTGGTTTGTGGATCTGCGGGGAGCACTACGTGGAATTGATAATCTTGTTACGGTTCAACCGTATAAGGTCGTCAGTCTCACGAAGTCCCTTAGGTATGCACTCGCGACAGACGCTATCCTAGAACCCTGTTCTCCCTGCACTGCAGGGGGTACGGTTCTGTCTAAAGGTAGCGTTTCGGTTGAGTTTGAGCACTACGAGAGGTCAAGCCTCAGTTCTACGGCACTTTTGCCGACGATCAGAGGTCGATTCGGAAAGAATCAAGCGGCAATCACTGCTGCCTTGATCACGCAAGCCCTCGCGGGCGCGCGTGCGAATCGTAGTTTGTTCGCCTACTTAGGCGATTAGTTACTAACATCCAGTACACATGAACGCCGATCTGACGTTTAACACCATCGTGTTCAAGAAGACCTTCGATGAGAAGGCTCTTTCTGAGCGCCGGTCAACTACTCGGGGCATCAATACCCCTGACGTACTGACCATTCAGCAGCAGAATTACGTTGATTCGGTGACGAAAGTCCCCGGTAAACGTTATACTGCTCGAGTCGATAGGGAAACATTGGACACTAATCTAGCACGAATTAAAACATCGTGTTATTTTGTGTATATGGTTCCCGAGACGGCTGTAACCGCGGACGTGACTGATGTCACGACCACGTTCAAAGCCCTCGTAGCCGACTCTGCCTTCATGGCAGCTGTACTGAACGACGAGAAGTAATTCTTCTTGTTGTTTGATGGATCACCCTAACGGGTGATGGGTTGGGCGTAAGCCCCTCCCTGAACAGACATGGCGGTGTGTACTCACATATGATATGATTGCATTATTACAAACATATATAGGCCTGCTAGCTGATGTCGCTCGTCTCACTGGTTTCTCTGAAATACGAGGATCTATAGTAGAGCTACAATGGTGCCTTAATGAGGCTCCTAAGCTTGAGAAGCATGTTCTGGATTGCATAGAGAACGACCGTGAGGTCGAACTTGACCGCTTTCCTAAACAGCTGAGGAGGTTAGCGTCTGTGAGTCGTAATGACCCACATATGTTACGCTTCCTTCGGCAGCTTCTTCTGTTCAGCTATAAAGCACATGTACAGCATGACAAGACAAAGACGGCAGCGAGCTTCAACCAGTTCGTTGAGACTAACTCGCAAGTCGGTGCTTGGGGTAACGCTCTTAGTGAGCGGAGCCCTTTGTTGCTCGACCTTGCGCGAACACACGTTCAATCAGTGCTTTATGCTTTTCGTGAGAGGGATGTTATCCCTTTTCACGGACCAGGCGCTTCCACCACTCCCAAAGATGGGAAAAGATGGAGCAAATGGTACGAAAGCATCGAATGCTGTTATCCCTACTCAGACTACTACTCCCTGTACTTTAACAGTGAGCAGCAAATGAGTTTTGGAGATCTGACATCCGAGCACATCCAAGCGGATCTCATTGCTGTCCCAAAGGACAGCCGTGGTCCCCGCCTAATATGTGTTCATCCTGCTGAGGCCATATGGCTGCAGCAGGGGATTAGGGTCGAACTAGAACGCGCTATTGGCGTTCGTCGCACTCATCCTGGGCCATGGCCGAAAGGCTACGTCCAGTTTGATGATCAGTCTATAAACGGTAACCTGGCGCTTCTTAGTAGCATGGATCGCAAGTTTGCGACCCTTGATATGAAAGAAGCATCAGACCGTATAAGCGAACCGCTCGTACAGATCCTCTTTGGGAGGAAGTACAAGTGGTTTGGGTCTTGTAGAGCACAGAGATATCACGTCAAAGATCCCTCCATAGGGATCCCCGATGGCGATATTAATTGCTACGCTCCTATGGGGAACGCAACAACGTTTCCAGTACAGAGCCTGGTATTCTGGGCTATCTGTTGTGCATCATTGCAGCATCATGGGTTTCATCAACCCGGTGTTGCTTTTGTCTTCGGAGATGACATCATCGTTCCTACCGAGGCCGCCCAGTTCGTCATAGACGATCTGGAAAGCTTTGGTTTGCTCGTTAATAGGACAAAATCCTTTTGGCGAGGGGGCTTTCGTGAATCATGCGGCGTCGATGCTTTTAATGGCATTGACGTTACGCCGGTTCGCTGGAAGACCCGACTAGATGCCGAGGGCTTATCAGGATTACAGTCACTCTCAGATATGGCGATGCGACTTCGCATTGCCGGATACTGGGAAGCTAGCGTACAAGCGTATGCCCTACTGCATCGGAAAGCTAAGCAGTACTTCAAGGTACCTATCGCTCTAACGAACGACAAGGACCATGGTGGTATTGCCGAATATTCCGAGTGTCACAGTTTAGTGTGGAGAGATGCCTATTGGCATCTTGATACACAACAATATGTGAGTCCAGTAGTGCGCGTCCAGGAGCCGACTCGTCATCGTGACGATCGGTTGTGTGGTTGGAACCACGTCCTGGAGTCAGTCTGTTCACTCGAACGGACTGGCCGCTCAAACGTCCCTGATAGGCGCGTTTCTCGACGCGCGGTGCTTAATCGAGGATGGATCCCGGTCCGATGAGGACCGGTCCTCTGATTCTTCCGCAAGGAAGCGTCGGGGC